AGAATTAAAAGGATTACAAGAAGCAGTGAACGCAATGAACGGTATTCAATTGCAAATAGGAGGCATAGAGGCCCAGAAGCACGAGTTGCTGCATTCTATGGAAGACGCTAAGGTAAAACTTGCAGAAGTCCAAAAGCAATTAGAGGAAGTATACGGTCAAGTATCTGTAGATATCCAAACAGGTGATATCAAAGAAGAGGAAGTTGATACGAAAAATTAGTATCGGCAGAGACTATAAAACTGACGCCATGCACTATTCTGTTGGACAGGAAGTGTATGGTGGTCATATTATAGCTAATATAATTGAAGAAGATTCAAAGTACTCAATATATATAAAGAAAAAAGACGAGGTTCTACCTTGGAAAGATTTTAATAAAAATATGGCTATTGCCATAGAATATGATCTCCAGTATTAATGAAGGCTCTATATGATTTTATTATAGAACCAGTAGGAGAAAGATACAACAACAAAAAAAATATAGAAGGTAACGAGCTTATTTTAAATACTGAATTGCATAACCATAATTACTCAAATAGAGTTGGTAAAGTAATAGCAGTACCCTCTGAAATTAAAACAGATATTGAAGTTGGTGATGAGGTAATAGTTCATCACAATGTGTTTAGACGTTTTAAAGACATTAGAGGCGTTGAAAAAAACAGTAAGTCTTATTATAAGGACAATATTTATTTTGCTGATGACGGGCAGGTTTACGCCTACAAGCGTTGCTGCGGATGGATGAGCAGAGAAGGTTTTAACTTTGTTAAACCAATTAAAGAAACAAAGATGTTTTCAACTGACTTCGAAAAAGAGGGTGTTGGAATTTTATATAGTAAGGATCCAGAGCTGCAAAGCGTAGCTAAAGGAGACTTAATTGGCTTTAAGCCAGGGGCGGAATATGAATTTGTTATCGATAAAGATAGAGTTTATAGAGTACCCACCAAATCAATTACAATCAAATATGAACATCAAGGAAACGAAGAAGAATATAATCCAAGCTGGACATAGAGCAGTTGAGGAATTAATAAAGGTAGCGGGAGAAAAGATCGTTGACTCAGGTGAAGATATATCAGCTGACAGACTTAAGAATGCTGCTGCCACAAAGAAGCTCGCTATATTTGACGCCTTCGAAATACTTACTAGAATACAAGAGGAGGAGGATATGCTGAACAACAAGCCTAAAGAAGAAGTTGAGAAAAAAGCTTTTAAAGGGTTTGCTGAAAAACGATCTACATAATGTACGAGCAATCATTATATAAAATAATAACTCCTGTTAAACTAACTACAATATCTAGGCTAAATAAAGCTAAGAAGTGGGAATATGGTTATAACAAAGAACACGATTTAGTTGTTATAAGCAAAACAGGACAGATAGGTGATATATATAATATACAAAATCTAAAAATAGCATTACCTAAGACACCGTCTAAAGTAGACGAAGCTAATAACAAATGGAAAGCTGAAGAATATCCTAAAGAATTAAAGTCAGTAACAAGTATATTTGACTGGAGGGAATATCCTGAAGATTTTCAAAATAAATGGGAACCCTATATAGATGAACAATTTAAAAGACGCGACGAAGGCCATTGGTTCAATAATAAGAGTGTGGCTACTTACATTACTGGTACTCATTTTATGTACCTGCAGTGGAGCAAAATTGATGTTGGGCGACCAGACTTTAGAGAAGCAAATAGATTATTCTTTATATTCTGGGAAGCTTGCAAAGCAGACAGCAGATGTTACGGCATGTCATATCTCAAAAACAGACGTTCTGGATTTTCGTTCATGGCATCCGGAGAGACTGTCAACATGGCCACTATATCAAGTGATGCACGGTTTGGGATATTGTCCAAATCTGGCTCCGATGCGAAGAAAATGTTCACGGATAAAGTCGTACCCATATCTGTCAACTACCCGTTCTTTTTCAAACCAATACAAGACGGAATGGATAGACCGAAAACGGAATTGGCGTACAGGATACCAGCATCAAGACTCACAAGAAAATCAATACAAAACAAACAAAGCGTCGAAGTCCTCGAAGGCCTCGATACCACAATAGATTGGAAAAACACTGGCGACAACTCCTATGATGGAGAAAAATTAAAATTACTAGTACACGATGAAAGTGGAAAGTGGGAAAGACCAGATAATATATTAAATAACTGGCGAGTAACAAAAACGTGTTTACGATTAGGTTCTAGAATTATTGGTAAGTGTATGATGGGGTCAACCTCGAATGCTTTAGATAAAGGAGGAGCTAATTTTAAGAAGTTATATGGAAATTCCAGTGTAACAAAAAGAAACAGAAACGGGCAAACAGCTTCTGGTTTATATTCTTTATTTATTCCAATGGAATGGAATTACGAAGGGTTTATAGATGAATACGGAGCGCCTGTATTCAATACACCTAAGGAAACAGTATTAGGTCCATTAGGAGACGTTATAGACGTCGGAGTTATAGAACACTGGGATAATGAAGCAGATGGTTTAAGAGGAGACCAGGATGCTTTAAATGAATTCTATAGACAGTTTCCGCGCACAGAGGAGCACGCTTTTAGAGATGAAACAAAAAACAGTATATTTAACTTAGTTAAGATATACGAGCAAATAGATTATAACGAAGATCTTGGTAATACAAATGTAGTTACTACTGGCAATTTTCAGTGGGCTAACGGAATTAAAGATTCAACTGTTATATTTACACCAAATCCAAGTGGAAGATTTAAAATATCGTGGGTTCCAAGTGGTGCTTTACAGAATAGACAAACAGTAAAGAATGGGTTAAAAAGCCCAGGTAATGAGCACATGGGTGCATTTGGCTGTGATAGTTATGATATATCTGGAACAACAGACGGTCAAGGTTCTAAAGGAGCTTTGCACGGGTTAACTAAATTCAGTATGGAGGACCATCCAGTTAATACTTTCTTTTTAGAATATATTGCTAGACCTCAAACTGCTGAAATATTTTTTGAAGACGTATTAATGGCATGCATATTTTATGGAATGCCTATACTAGCAGAGAATAATAAACCTAGGTTATTGTACTACTTTAAAAGAAGAGGATACAGGGGTTATTCAATGAATAGACCAGACAAGCTTTGGAACAAGTTATCAGTAACTGAAAGAGAAATTGGCGGTATGCCTAACTCGAGTGAAGATATAAAGCAAGCTCACGCAGCAGCTATCGAAACGTATATTGACAAACACGTTGGTTTACAATCAGATGGACAATATGGAGCAATGTATTTTAATACAACTCTAAACGATTGGGCAGGATTCGATATAAATAAACGAACAAAGTTTGATGCAGCAATAAGTTCAGGGCTAGCGATAATGGCTTGCAATAGACATTTATACCACCCACGACCTCAAGTAGAAAAGAATAAAATAAATTTAAAAATAGCTAAATACACCAACGCTGGTGGTTTATCAAAAATAATGAAAAAATAAAAATATGGCTACCACTCCTATAACAAGTTATTTTCCAAGCCAAATAGCTAGTGACCAAGAAAAAATGTCATTAGACTACGGGACCACTATTGGTAGAGCTATAGAAAATGAATGGTTTAGTTCCGATAATGGGAACGGCAGGTTCAAAAGTAACCAAGCAACCTTTCATAATCTTAGATTATACGCTCGAGGAGAGCAGCCAATTCAAAAATATAAAGATGAGTTATCAATCAATGGTGATTTATCATATTTGAATTTAGACTGGAAGCCTGTGCCAATTATACCTAAATTTGTAGATATAGTTGTTAATGGAATTTCAGATAGACAATTTGATATAAAAGCATACTCTCAAGATCCATACGGCGTTAACAAAAGAACTAAGTATATGGAATCTCTTATTAGAGATATGCAGACTAAAGAATTAAATGAATTTGCTAAAGCAGAATTTGGGGTTAATTTATTTGAAAACAACCCTGAAGATTTACCTAAAAATAAGGAAGAGCTAGATTTGCACATGCAACTAAGTTATAAGCAGCAAGTTGAATTAGCAGAAGAGCAGGCTTTAAATGTTTTATTAGATGGTAATAAATATGATTTAACTAAAAGACGCTGCAATTATGATTTAACCGTAATAGGTATTGGAGCCGTTAAAAACACTTTTAGCAAAGCAGAAGGAGCTTTGGTTGATTACGTGGATCCCGTAAACTTAGTGTGGTCTTACACGGATTCTCCATATTTTGATGACATATATTACGTAGGGGAAGTTAAAGCAGTTCATTTAAACGAACTTAAAAAAGAATTCCCTCATTTAACTAATGATGATCTACAAAAAATAGCAGGTCAAAATACAAGCAACAATGG